AACGCAGGACTCTACAATTTACAGTTTTCCATTCAGTTTAAAAACACCACAAATGATGGTCAGGATGTGGATGTATGGTTTCGCAAGAATGGGACAAACATTGACAACTCAAACAGCAGATTTCACCCTCCACCAAGGAAAAGTTCAGGTGATCCTAGTCATATGATTGCTGCATTGAATTTCTTTGTTGACATGGCTGCTAATGATTACGTTGAGATTGTGTGGAGAACTGCTGACGTTGGTGTATCTATTGAAGCTTTTGGGACTAGCACAAGCCCAACTAGACCCGCAGTTCCTAGCGTTATTGCTACAATGAGCTTTGTTTCTAACCTACCTGATTGACAAAGTATGGCCTACATCCCGCTCCAAATTCCTCCAGGTGTATTCAAGAATGGTACAGAGTATCAGGCTAAAGGACGTTGGAATAGTTCTAACCTAGTTCGTTGGTTTGAAGGAACTATTCGCCCTGTTGGTGGATGGAGAAAGCGCACTGCCACTCAATTAACTGGTAAAGCTAGAGGTCTTCTTAACTGGCGTGATAACTCCAATAACCGAAGAATTGGCATTGGCACACACTCAAAGCTCTATGTTCTGAGTGAAAGTAATACTTTAACAGACATTACTCCCACAGGATTTACTGTTGGTGATGCAGATGCTGTTCAAAAGATTGGTTATGGTTATGGCACTTATGGAAGTTTTGCCTATGGTGTTGCTAGACCAGACTTGGGATCTGTAACACCCGCTACTACATGGTCTATGGATACATGGGGTGAGTATTTAGTTGCTTGCTCATCCAAGGATGGAAAGCTCCTTGAATGGCAGTTGGATACTGGTGCAGATGCTGCCGCCATCACAAATGCTCCAACTGGTTGCACTGGTTTAATTGTTACGCAAGAGAGATTCTTGTTTGCTCTGGGTGCAGGTGGTAATCCTCGTAAAGTCCAGTGGTGTGACCAAGAGAACAATACTGTATGGACTCCTTTGGCTACCAACCAAGCAGGTGACTTTGAGTTAACAACCATTGGCTCTTTGCAGTGTTCTAAGCGGATTCGTGGCACTACCATCTTGTTTACAGATGTGGATGTCCATACTGCTACTTATATTGGCCCACCCTTTATCTACAGTTTTGAGCGTGTTGGTACTGGTTGTGGAGTTATCTCTAAACAATCAGTAGCGGCTACTGACAATGCCTGTATTTGGATGTCTGGATCAGGATTCTGGATATACGATGGATTTGTTAAACCTTTGCCATCAGATGTCTCTGATTTTGTTTTTGGCAATCTGAACACTACCCAAGCCTCTAAAGTTTATTGCGTCCATAACTCAACATTTGGTGAGATTTGGTGGTATTACCCAAGTGTGTCTACCAATGAGGTAGATTCCTATGTGACCTATAACTATCGTGAGAATCATTGGTCTATTGGCACTTTAGATCGTACTTGCGGTACAGACAAAGGTATTTTCAGCAACCCTATTCTGGTTTCCTCAGATGGGTATGTTTATGAGCATGAGGTTGGCAACAACTATGATTCCCAGACACTATTTGCTGAGTCAGGACCAGTTGAATTAGGTAATGGCGACAGGGTAATGAGTCTTACAGGATTAATACCTGATGAGAAGACTGCAGGTGATGTTAGGGCTAGTTTTAGTACTAAGTTCTACCCAAATACCACTAAATACACACATGGGCCATATACCTTGTCTTCTCCTACATCAGTTCGTTTAACTGGTAGACAGATTGCAGTAAAGATTGAAGGTGTTGCTTTAACTGATTGGCGAGTTGGTGTTATCAGATTTGATGGGAAACCTGGCAGTTTGAGATGATTGACTACGAGAAATATAAAGTAGATGGTGAACTACCATTATGGGCTGTATATTTTAAAAAAGTAGAGAAAATTTTAGAACCTGCTTTAGAATACGATAATACGCATAATATGCAAGATGTAGCCGACTGTATTGACAGTAGTACGATGCAATTATGGACAAGTGATAACAGCGCAGTAGTCACTCAAGTGCAGATATTCCCAAGAATGAGGGTATTGCACATATTTTTAGCGGCAGGTGATCTAGCAGATCTAGAAACCATCACCCCCCGTATTCAGAAGTTCGCTGAAGACATGGGATGCCAAAAAATCACCCTGACAGGACGTAGGGGTTGGTCAAGAACTTTTGTATCTAAATTTAACATGAAGCCAACACATTATTGGCTTTCTACGGAGGTGTAATTATGTCTGGTGGTTCTAGTCAACAAACAGCGCAGCTTGATCCTGCATTGCGTGATGCTTACTTGCAAAATGTGCAAACATCCAGAGATGTTGCAGGAGAATTAGCTCCTCGCCAGTTTGCGGGATACAACCCAGATCAAGCACGTGCAGCTCAATTAACCAGAGACTTTGCTAATCCAAATAATGCCATATTCCAAGGTATTGGTGCTTCATTTGATGTTGCCAACAGAGCTGCAAACTATCAGCCTCAGAATGTCCAAGCACAGCAATTTGGTGGCGCTCAAGTAGCTCCATCTGCTATGGCGGCTCAGACAGGCTATAACCCTGCTACAGCTCAATCAGCATCTGCTGGTCCTGCCGCTACTGCCGCTACACAAGGCTACAATGCCGCAACATTCGGTGGCGCTCAAGCTGGTCCTGCTACACAAGCACAAGCCACTGGTTATCAATCTCTTGGCTTTACTGGTCAACAGGCAGGTCCTGCCGCTACTGCTAGGGGTCAAGGTTATACCTCATTAGGATTTACTGGACAACAAGCAGGTCCTTCAGCACAGGCTCTTGCCGCTCAGATGAATAGAGATACTGTTCGTGAAGTTGGTGCGGCAGGTGTTTCTGGTCAACAAGTAGCCTCTACTGCTCTGGGTCAGATTGCTCCACAAGCTCGTCAGAATATTCGTGATGTACAAGCAGGTTCATTCTTAAATCAGAATGTTCAGCAGTACATGAATCCTTATACTCAGGCTGTTACAGATCAGTCTTTGAGAGATCTAGAGCGTTCTAGACAATTGCAACAACAACAGACTGCGGCTAGTGCTACTGCGGCTAGAGCCTTTGGTGGTTCACGCCAAGGTGTTGCTGAGGCAGAGACTAATCGAGCCTTTGGTGAGAATGCCGCTCGTTTGGTTGCCCAACAGAACGCTGCCGCTTATCAAGCCGCACAACAAGCTTCTGAGGCTGATTTGTCTAGAGCTATGCAAGCTCAACAACTTAACCAGGCACAAGATGCCGCCACTACCCAACAGGCTTTGGCTTTGTCTGGTCAGTTTGGTTTGGCTAACCAAGATGCAAGTCTACGTGCAGCACTGGCTAATCAAGGTGTTGATGTCACTACTGGTCAAGCTAATATGCAAGCCCAACAGCAAGCTAATCTGGCTAACCAAGCGGCTCAGAATCAGATGGCACAATTCAATGTTGGTAACCTCCAACAAGCAGGGTTGGCCTCTCAAGCTGCGGCTAATCAGGCGGCTCAGTTTGGCGCTCAAGCAGGTAATGTTGCAGACTTGTCAAACCAAGCTGCACAAAACCAAATGGCTCAGTTTAATGCTCAACAACTTCAGCAAGCAGGTTTGGCAACTCAGGCCGCTGCAAACCAAGCCGCTCAGTTTGGTGCTGGCGCTCAAAACACTATTGCCGCTCAGAACGCTGCCGCTCAAAATCAATTGGCTCAGTTCAATGCAGGTAACTTGCAACAAGCAGGTTTAACGAACGCTGCGGCAATGAATCAAGCTGGTCAATTCGGTGCGGCTTCGGCTAATCAAGCGGCATTGGCTAATCAGGCCGCTCAGAACCAGATGGCTCAGTTCAATGCGGGTAATCAACAAGCAACCAACTTGGCAAACATGGGTGCTTTGAATCAAGCAGGTCAGTTTGGTGCTTCTGCATTTAATCAGGCAGGTTTGGCTAACCAAGCGGCAATCAATGCGGCTAATGCTCAACAAGCAGGTTTGACACAACAAGCAGGTTTAGCTAATCAGCAAAACTTCTTGCAAGCAAACTTGGCTAACCAACAAGCAGGTTTAGCGGGTAATCAGCAGAACTTAGCTGCCGCAGGTCAAATGGCAGGTATTGCTCAGAATGCTCAACAGATGGGCTTCCAAGGCGCTCAGAACTTGGCGGCTCAAGGTCAATTCCAACAGCAGTACACACAACAGCAATTGGATGCAATCCGCAATCTGCCTTTGGAACAACAACAGATTATCAATCAGGCGTTGGGACTCAACATTGGTGGTGGATCTGGAATGCAAACAACTTCTGGTTCACGCCAAGGTTTGCTTGGTGTGCTTGGTCTTTAAGGAGTTTATATGGCTTTCAATTTTGGTTTGCTGTCTGATGCGGCACTTACTGGTCTTAGTGATACTGAGAAAGAAAGTTTGCAAAAGCAAGCTACAACTCAGTTCTTGCTAGGCTCTTTGTTAAGCAATGATCCTGCAATGGGCTTAAGGTCTGCTATGTCTGTACCTGATCAGTACATTAGTGGTCAAAAAGCTATTTCTGAGATGAAAGAGAAACAACGTCAGCGTGGTGAAGTTGGTAGTTTCTTAGAGCAATATGCTCCAACTCCTATGCAAGCAGGTCAACGAGCATTAGCGGCAGGAGGCCGTGGTCCTACTGTTGCCGCAGGTCAAAACCAAATAGACATTTTGAATGCACCTATTGATTTCAACAGAGCATTGTCAGACTCATTGCGCTTGTCTGGTAATCCTGCACAACCACAAATTCGTGAAACATTGAAAGCAATGCAACCAACATTTGTTGATGGTTTGCGTGTTGACAACCAAGGAAATATTATTGGTTCTTTGCCACAACAAAGAGATTTAATTCAAACGCAATACAACAGTAGAACTGGTCAATTTGAAGCCAAACCAGTTGCAGGAGCATTACAAGCAAAAGTTGGTACTACATTGCCTGAAGTGCCAGTAGGAGCGCAACTAAGTTTTAATGATGCAGGATTAATGCAAACAAATCTGTTGCCAGGTATGCGCTCAGTTACTCAACAGTTAGGTTTTGACAAGCGATTTGGAGAAGGACAAGCTTCTTTACAAACAACACCTACTAATGTTGTTGTACCAGGTACAGGCAGAACAAAGCGTGTTACAGAAGCTGAGGCATTAGGCCAAACAACAGCACTGTCTCCTTCTGAAGTTCAAGCTTTTGAAGGTTACAAGCCAATCAGAGAAGCGGCTTTTAAAGGATTCCAAGCGGCTTCAAGCTCTGATGCAAGTTTGCAAAACCTGCAAAACATTATCAATCGTGGTGCGTTTGAGCCAGGTAAATTTGCGGCATTTAAGTCTGAAGCTGCGGCTATTGCAAGTGGCTTGGGCATTGGTGGTGAAAGAGCAAAAGCAGTGGCAGTTGATTCGCCTTTGTTCTTGCAATCTGTTGCTGATGTAGCTTCTGCCAACATCCAAGATTTAGTTGGTGCAACTTCTGATAAAGATATTCAATTTAGTGCATCTCGTGGACCACAAATCACAAATCCTAAAGAAGCTGTCCAATATTACTTAGATGTTACTAGGGTTGCAAATCAGCGCAAGAAGGATTATTACAACTATGTAACCAAGAATCCTGTGCCTGATGTGGTTGAAAGATGGTCACAAACTCCACAAGGTAGTGCATCAATTTTTGAAGATCCTAAATTGCGTAAGTATTTGCCTAGTTTCCCTGTGACAAGTGGTCCTGACAGAGGTAAAACTGCTTATCAATTGCCAAATGGCGTTTTCAGGGTTTATGACTAATGGCTACCAAAGAACAAGTTTACGAGTTTGCTAGGCAAGAAGCCGAAAGGCAAGGCGTTCCTTTTTCTTTGGTGCAAAAGATTGTAGAAACTGAGTCTGGTGGTTCGTTTAACGCTATAGGTCCTAAAACAAGATTTAATGATCGTGCTTATGGACCTATGCAGTTGATGAGTGCAACTGCTAAAGATCTTGGCGTTAATCGAATGGATTGGAAAGATAACATCCGAGGTGGTGTTAAATATCTAGGCCAGTTAACACAAAGATTTCAAGATCCTACATTGGTTGCTGCCGCTTATAACGCAGGGCCTGGCAATGTTGAGAAGTATGGTGGTGTTCCTCCATTCAAAGAAACGCAAAACTACGTACAGAAAGTTGTAGGTACAAACATGGCTACTTTTCGTGATATTGACCCATCTATGCTTGGTCAAGCAACGCCCAAAATTGATCTGAGAGGCATGGCTACACCAGAACAACAGCAAAATGTTGGGTATCGTGATGTTGATCCATCTCAACTTGGACAACAAATAGTCCCCAAAGCACCTGTAAGACAGAATCAAGACTCTGTTGCCCGTCAGGTAGGCTTAACTGCTCGCTATGGCTTAGAAGGTATTGGTCAGGTTGCTGACATTGTTGGCACACCTTTGAATATGTTGATTAACAGGGCTACTGGTAGTCAACTTGGCACTCCAAGTCAATCAATGTCAAACATTGCAACCATGCTTGGTTTGCCACAACCACAGACAAACTTTGAACGTGGCATTGGCAATGTGACTCGTGCGGTAGCAGGTATCCCTGCAACTGGTGGTCTTGGTGGCATATTGCAACAATCTGGAAGAGCAACTACTCAGGCAGTTGGTCAGGGTTTAGCGGCTCAACCTGTTGCTCAAGTGGCAGGTGCTACTGTTGGTACTGGAGCTGCTGAAACTGCTCGTAGTCAGTTTGATATCAATAACCCATTGGCATTGCTTGGCATTAACTTGGCGGCAGGTTTACCTGCTAGTGCTGTTGCCGCTAGAGCGGGTAATGTTCCAACTGGCACACGTTATCGTGAACCAGTATCAGGACAACTTATTGAATCTGCTCGCCAACGTGGTGTTAATGTAGATGTTGGTGATGTTGGTGGCCCAGGTGCAGGGACTATTGACAAATTGCGTCAATTGGGTTTTTCAAAAGAATCCTCAAATCAAACAAAAGCAGATCAAGTTAAAAAGTTAATTGAAAAAACTACTGAAAACCTTAAGCCATCAAGAATGTCTGAAGGTGGCGAGAAGAAGATCATTGCTGACGACTTACGTAAACAATATCAAACTGCTAAATCAAATGTAAGCCCTGAATTTAAGCAAGCAGAGGCTTTGGCTGGTGATGACATCATCCCGTTGCGTAATACAAACCAAGCAACAATTGATGTTATCAATCAATTTCCATCTACTTCTCAGACTCCTGTCATTGAAAAAACTATTGAGAAGCTAAATACATTGATTCAAAATGGCGGTGGTTCTTACAGAGAATTGCGTGATTTGCAATCTACAGTTTTTTCTGAAATGGAACGTGTTCGTAAGGGTCTTGTGCCTGGCTCTTATAGCGAGAAACAGTTAAATTCAATAAATCAACTATACAAAGGTTTAGCTGATGATGTGGATGTATGGGCAACGCCTGGATTTGGTCCTGATGGTCTTCCATTGACCACACCTGCTGGCGCACAACACCAAAAGGCAATGGCTCAATTTAAAGAGACTGTTTTGCCTTTTAGACAAGATTCAAACATCTACAAGCTTGTATCTAGCAAGACACCACAAAATGATATTGATTTGGTAGCGCAAAACTTTAGTTTTGACAAGAATCCTGCAACGGCAGAACTTGCTTTTAGCTTGATGTCACCAACTGGTAAACAAGCGGCTCAATACTCTATCTTGAATGAAGCTAGAAACAGAGCTATTAATCCTGATGCGGCTACTGGTTTCTCAGCACCTGCATTTACAAGAACTTTGAATCTTGGCAGACCAGATAGTCCAACTGCACAACGTGTTGCATTTGCAGATAACCCTGCACTTTTAGATGAAATAACTTTGTTGAGAGACATTGTTGATACAACTCGTGGTGCTGTTACACCAAAGGTAGCACCTGCAACTGGTGCAGCACTATTGCCTTATGTAGCGGGTGGAAGTGGTATTGCAGGTGGTTTTGGCCTCGGTGGTCAGATTGCTGAAGGTTTAGGGATGGGTGGATTTGGCACTGGATTAATTAGTGCCGCATCTGCTGCCGCTGTGCCAGTAGGTGCAAACAGATTAGCTAATGCACTATCTAGCCAAACTGGAACTCGATTCTTACTTGGTGAACAATTACAAGGAGCTGGCGGTATGGGGACAGCAATGGGTCAAGCAATGAATGAATCTGTAAATAACCCAGATCAATTTGTTCCGCAGAAACCTATTAAGGGTCTTTTAGACCTGTTTAGATAACATGAAAGACTGGCTGCTTGCATTCATTGCGGCAGTCAGTATGGTTGCCCTTGTCATTTGGAGTTTATCCATAATAATTTGGGCTTGGATATGATTAGTTTTTTACTGGCTGTATCTATTGAATACAGGTGTGTTAAGTGGACTTGGGTTG